CAACGCCATTTTTTCCAGCGATGCCATCTCTCCATCTCGGCCGTTTAATCCGTCAGAAACACCGACGAACGTGATTTCATCGCTAGCAACTTCTTTCTCTCCAACCCAAGCAGATACCGTAATTACGGTAGGTTTAGTAATCTTGCTTGCACTCACTGTGTAAGTCAGTCCAGCTCCAACAATAGAGCCATCAATTACAAATCGATAAGTTGCGTTAACTGTCTGATTTCCTCGTTTTAGTGTCGGACGCAATGTTGACTGCCCTGTATTGTTTTTAAAGATAACACCGTTGTCTGTTGAAAAAAGGATGCTGTAAGGTCTGCTGTTTTCAACCATGCGTTCGAAGACAGTTCTAAGGTCTCCCGATGTTCTATTTTCAAGCTCTTTGAAATTACCAAAAGTTGTCGTGTTGTTAGCTGGGTTGCTAAAACTAATCTTTTGTTCAATAGCTCGAGCTCTTACGTCGAGTGATGGGACAAAGCCCTTGTCGTGAATAGTGATAGTGTCCCCAATTTCAACATCAACGAACCCATCAACTTCGTAAGTAATAGCTGGATAAGCGTTTTTCCGCAAATTCGCAACCCCTGCAGCACGGATAACTGTTGGATCATCACTGTCAACTTCTAAATCCTTTCGAATCCACTTATTGTCTTGCGTCGAAGCTCCAAAAGTCGAAGGGTACAAGTTGGCTGCATGAGGTGCATAGAGACAATTGCCCTCTTGCTTGAAGATAACAATCCCTTTGTCATTCTTTTCCTCCCAAGCCGGGAGACCATCGATATAGACTCGCACTTCAGGACCGTTTTCGGGTTGCTCTTTTGCTTTCCCGTAAGGAACAATCATTGTATAGATTTCGGTTTTATCAACCTTTCTCGTCATCGATTTGATGTTCTTTTCAAACGTCAGACGGATATCGCTACGAATTCGACCTACGCCAGTATGTGAATCGTCCGCTTGATGGTAAACATTCAGGACAAGTTGCTTAATAGAACTATCGTCATTAAGTCTAGTCACAAATTCAACTTCAGCGTTAAATTTATTAGCTAAACTCAATAGCCTTGCTAACTTCGTATCTTGCCCTTCCCACTCAAGCGTTTTTCTCTGATCAGAGACCTCGTTGACACCGAGCGTCACCATCGCAAACTGAGGAATGTCGAACGCATTGAGGTATTCTGCAAATGACATAGCTATGTCAGCCTTGTAAGCATTCGTGTATTCGTTTATCAACTCAAGATTCAAGTTCTCACAATAGCATCTCACCCATCGCTCATTCTCTTCGACTTTCATAATGTTAAACAAGTACGTTTGGCCATTATGTTTGAAGGAAATAAAAGAGCGCTCGTTTAGTTGATTGTAAAGCGGTTGGTTTGCTGTATCACCTAACAATTCCTTCTTCGAAACAGTAAACTCGAACGTGCTAGATGCCGTCTCAAGATTTCGTGTCCAAGTATCGTCGTAGAAATTTAACGTTTCTTGTTTTTCGTTATCAATGAAGCCAATCTTTTGTAAGTTGGCATCGTGAATCGTTAATAGCATTACAAATACCTTTCTTCAAATTTAACGGACACAGAGGGTTTGTTCGTGACCCACCTTGAGCAATAAACTTCGAGTTGAGACTTGCCAGGAGGAATTGTGATGAAGTCAGAGCCTTGCACAACATCAACGATTTTCGAAATGTTATCTACTAGTACAGTGTCGTTCTCGCTGTTTATCACAACTTCTCCACCAGCACGATATCGATTGGGAACTTTCCGGACCCCTACAACATAGTCTTTCCGATAAATAAAATCATCTAAGTACATGTGGCTAACTTGCGGTGCGTTCCCGATTTTGCTGAAGATAATGTGGATTTTATCCGATTTCTTACCTTTGATTTCAGGGATAGTGTATCTAGATAAGACCCCCACCAATAAAATTGAACGACATCGTCAAACCTTTGGATGTCTGACCATCCTCTAGGTTCGTTAAATGGGTTGTGCTCTTCTATGTGCGTTCCTAGAAACTGCTTCCTGTCAACAAAACGGTAACCGCCCCTGCCATCGCTGGCTAAAAAGTTGTATTCACAACCCAGACCGCTACCACGTTTGTAGGTTTCGACCCCATACAAAAAAGTGCCACTTGCATCTGTGACACTAATTTTTAAATAACCCATCTGCTCTGCAGAGCCTAGCCAAAAAATTTGCCTCCACCAAAAATACTCGTACAGAGCACCTTTTACACCGCTGGAATCCCTTGGGATATCAAATGTAACTGATGCTGTCTGGCCACTCTGCAACGCAATGTGAGGGCGACCCCAAGCATTGTCGATGTAAAGCGTGCCGTTCGGTCTGGGATCGTTGCTATCGTTCGTGATACCAACGTTTTTCAAACCTTGTGACAATCCGTTAGGGATTCTGTGTTGCCCATTAGATGAAGCGTAATCAAACAGCACTTCTGACTGCTTGTAAGTCTCTGTATCCCTTTTTGCCTGTCACCAAGCTCCAAAATACCGCTACTATTAACCAATCCGATATAGCCATTCTCACTATTGTGCTTCACTGTAATTATCGGATGCGCATCAACTGATCCGTCGTTGACAAGGTCAAATACCAGTTTGCCGTTTTCTGTTTTAGGGGTTTCGAAACTTCGATATGTGGTTGAGTGTGCGACTCCGTCAGGGACCATAAATTCAATTTCAGCTTGGTCATACCAGTCGGAAATGCCTTTTAAACTAACATCCCCTTTTACTATGGCTAAATAGTATCTGTCTGGTTCATCTGGCAATCTCAACTTAACAGGTTTGTCAGAATGTAGCACTCTAGCCGCTTGTTCCCTGACACGATAAAACATGCCGTTATCAACTTTAGCTGGCTCGTTCGGATCTACAAAAACAATGTCTTCAAGATGTCTTGTCGCTAAACTGACAGTAAGCTTGATTTTTTTGCACCAAACGAAACCTGTTGAATGTTGACACCGATTTTAGGGCTGAATCCGTTGTTATATTGCGCTCGTTCCCGATTTCGTGCGACACTTTGATTAGCTTAAAGTAATCGTTTAAATCGTATCCGTTAAATTGAAACACAGCCATTATTTAATACCTCTCATGCGTTTGTAAGTGAAATCTTTGTCTTTTTGGTACGAAGTTAAATCGTCCCCAGTTGCGTATGCAAACTCTCGACCATCGACACTCAATGAGATTGGACGACCGATTAGTTCAGTGATGATATCCATTGCTTGTTCGAGACGGTCCATTCTACTATCATCTCGAACCGACAAATCAACGCTACCACGAATTAAACCACCACCAAAACCATCAAACAAATCGTTGTCTTTGAATAGATCTCTAGAATCTATTGCGTACTCACTAGCCACATCAATCATTTCTTTAATCGAATCTTTGACAAATTTTACGCTTCTATCAATACCTACAGCCATCCCTTGACCAATGTAGATACCGACTTCATCACGGAATAGTCGTGATGGTGAATGGATTCTAGCTTTCGCTTGCGCCGCACGCTCTGCTTGAGCCACGAGGGCGTTTGCAGCAGCCGTTACCGCACCAAGAGCAGACATCATACCTGCAGCCAAGCCTTGACCAATCATTGCCCCTGCTGCTCGCATAGCACCTACACCAGCCATGGCACGGGCTTGTGCCGCATTAACTAGCGCACCCATTGCAGAAGACACAGCACCAATTGCCGATTGGATTCCTTGAGCAATAGCTTGTCCGGTTTGTTGACCAGCCTGTTGACCCATCTGGATCATTCTTTGGCCATTCGATTGAACAGCTTGCGCCATTCTTTGCATCGCTGATTGCACTTGTGCCGCCGCGTTGTTCATTGCTACACCAATCAATGGCGCTAACGTTCCAATTTGCATAATAGCACTTGTGGCCATTGTGGCACTTGATGCAACCAAGCTGAATTGCGTTGGGATCAAAGCAATTGAAGTGGTCAACTGCATAACACTTGCAATTACCATGGTAAACTGACTACTAATCAGTGCCACTGTAGCACCAACAGCAGTGAGGCTTGCGTTCATCGCAGTGAATTGTGTAGTCACTGTTGATAGATGCCCCAACCATTGTTAATTGGCTATTGAGCATAGACAAAATTGTCCCAAGTGCTGTGAATTGTGCCCCAAACATTGTCACACCCGAAGTAGCAACTAATAGTTGACTGTTGATCGTAGACAATGCAGTTGTGAAGGCCGTAAATTGGCTATTAAGTATAGTCAATGATGTGCCAATCATGGTAAATTGAGTGCCGATAAGCGTTAAGCTAGTACCTAACATAGTTGAACTAGTAGCCATTGTAGACATGCCAGTAGTGATCATGGTTAATTGACTAGCGAGATTAGTTAGGCTGGCAGTTAATGTAGTCATACTTGCGTTAACCGAAGTCATGCTAGAAGTCAATGACGTTGAAACTGCACTGAATTGAGTCAACCCAGTAGCAGCTTGCATCAAGGCTGGCGCAAGTGTCATGATTTGTGTTCTGAAGGCTGTGATAGGCCCCACGATTGCAGTTAGACCACTAAGCGATTGACTAGCTTGACTAGAGAATGTGCTAAACGCTGTTCCAGCCGTAGTCAATAGAGATTGTAGATTAGTGAACGACGATTGAATACTTGTAATTGTGCTTGAGAAACGACTCAAACCTGCAACAGCGCTAGAAGCTGAACTAGACACTTTGCTCATCCCATTACCAAGTTGTGTCATGCCAGTACCAGCTTGCGCCAACCCAGCCGAATTGTTACCGATTGAGCCGACACCCTTAGCTACCGCTGCAAGAGATGCAGCCATGTCACCGAGGTTTGTGTTGGTAATCTTAACGACACCATTAGCAAGTTGGTTGAAACCAGACCCTGCTTTCTGTGCTGCCGTACCAATCGAATTGAACACATTAGCCAAGCTATCCAATACACTACTGATTGCACTACCTGCAGAGGTAATCACGTCTGAAATGCCTTCAAATGCTGACTTGATACCGTCACCGATACCTTGCGCCGCCGTAGCGATAGATGTACCGACTGATTGCACTACGTCAGCAATGCCTTGTAATGCTGTACCAATCGCAGACCCAACCGAGCTAATAACATCAGCAACACCACTTAGAGCAGTACTAATAGCAGTTCCGATACCCATTGCCGCTGTAGCAATTGCCGTTCCTGCTGCTGAAACCACTGATGCAATTCCAGAGAATGCAGCGCTAATCACACTACCGATTGCTGTAATGATAGGCACAATCTGTCCGATGATAGCAACAATGCCATCGATGATAGATTGTAAGATAGGTGCCAATGTTTGAACCACTGTCACAATGCCTTGGATCAATTCGCTTAAAACTGGTGCCAATGCTTGAACCACTGCAACAATTGACTCGTAGAGCGTTTGGAAAATTGGCGCTACTGCCGAAATAGCTCCGGCAATTTCATTGATTACCATTGCAATTTGTGGTCCAAATTGACCGATTACTTGAGCGACTTGAACGATACAATCCGTAATGATAGGTGCGATGGCTATAATTGTGTCTGAAATTATCTGAGCAATCGCCGTCATTGTGTCTCCGATAATCTGTACAATCGGAGTAATTGCTGTGGCTACTTCACTGATTGCAGAGCCTAGAGCAGTAGCCAAACCGCTGAAAGCGTCAATGATAGCTGGCAATGTTCCTAGAACGGAAGTCCAAGCATTACCAAATGCTGTAATGGCTGGTGCCGCATTGCCAATAGCAGTACCGATAGCTTCAACCAATGGTGAAAGTTTGGCCAGTCCTGGTGCTGCTTCACCGACTGCCTTAACGACGATGCCAAATGCAGTACCAAATGCTTCAATTACTGTTCCGGCTGCCTTCCCAATACCTTGCACAACAGTGCTAAATGCTGAACCTAGAGCATTTAGGATTTGCGAAACACCTTGGGATTGAGTGGCCAATAGCGTGAACGAAGCAACGATAATAGCGATACCTGCACCAATTCCAACTGCTGCGATAGCGACACCAGTCGCAAACGATAGTATCTGAGCCGAACTCAGCCCCTTGAGACCTTGCAAGGCGAATTTTAGACCTTGCCCGAAACCTTTGTAAGTTTCAGCTATACCTTTGAATATAGCTGTCAAGATTCCTTTGATTGCGTTCCCAGATGATTTGATTACGTTGGATATCCCACTGAACAACTGGGCTATCGTTGACTTAGAACGTTTAACGCTATTTGTAGCCCCTTCAAGACCCTCGGTAGCTTTATTTTTAAAAGCACTAAACGGATTAAATGACTTAATCCAGTTCAGACCTCGCATAGCAGTGTCAAACACTGAAAGCCCAGCCTTGGCAGTCATAAAACCTGCCACCATGCTAAATAGCACTAGTGATGCCATTGAGCACGCCTTTAGGGATAGAGCTTGCAAACTTAGATACTGCTGAAACGGCTTGAGATATCCATTTTGTTAACGTTCCAAAGGCTGTTCCTAGTGCTGAGATAATTGTTTGCATCTCAGAGCTACTAAACACATCGCCAATTGAAGATCCGATGGTTTTAACAGCTCCCCAAGCATCTTCTATCGCTGATTTAAAAGCTTTGAATGCGCCGGTGTCCGAAAACGAGCTAATGAAACTCTTAACTGAGCTAGTAGCAACAGTTAAACCTCTTGATAGCCCACTAACAATGTCGCCAATGCCAGTGCCTAGCCCTTGGAATATACCCTTGAAATCTATGGCTTTTAGCGCTGCTTTAGCTGGGTAGAAACATATTTAAATGAATCAGCTAAACCCTTGATGGCTCCTGTATTACTAAAGCCTTTCCAAAACGATTGAACGGTTTGGCTGACCCCTTTTACAACTTGGTCAATTGCTTTATCAAGTCCGTTTGCGAACTTCTGAATCGATTGTTCATCAATTTTGCCAAGAGCATCAATGATTCCCTCAATTCCTCTGATTGCCTTGTTGCTAAGCTGTTCAAAAACTGGTTGCAATTTAGTTGAAACCGTTTCGTAGAGCCCGTCAACGGCTTCGTCTACAGATTTGTACCTAGTAGCCAAGCTCTGCATGGAATCGCCTGCTCGTTTAAAAGCCTCTGCAAAGTCTTCAGTCTTAATTTCACCGTTTTGAATTTTGCTTACAAGATCATCAAGAGACATCCCCATCTCTCTAGCGACGGCAGCCATCCCTGCTGGTGACTGTTCCATCATCAGCTTGAAGTCTTGCCATTGAATCTTAGGCTTGGTCATCGCTTGAACCATTTGTTGGCTCAGTGTCTTCATTGCCTGTTTAGGATTTTCAGCAGAAGCGGCAAGACCACCCATAGCTTTTACCAAGTCGCCAGCATCGCTACGACCGATTGCGGCCATCTGAGAGAACGTAGTACCCATGTCCGATGCAGAATAGATTGTCTGTGTTGCATAATCTTGCATAGCCTTTTTGGCTGATGCAATTTCTGTTTGACCCCAGCCTAGCTGGCTTAAGCTCCCATCGAATGTTTTCCAAGCCTTCGTTGAGTTGTTAAGCTCGGTCATCATACCGCCGATACCGCTGGTTATAGCACCGATACCTTTGGTAATCCCAGCACTAACAAGGTTAGCACCGAGTACACTTTTAAACATTGAGCCTAAGCCCTTGCTACTCTTACCGAGTGATTCAGCTTGTTTTTGAGCGTTTTTCAGGGCGCTGGATAAGCCGTTATCTTGTGCTGACAGTATCGCCCTTACATTGAATGTTTTATCAGCCATCTAACAACCCCTCCTCTCTTTTGAACGCCAAATTTCGTCTAGCTATCTGGATAAGATGCCTATTGTCTTTTTCATGATCCTCGAGAAGTTCTTTTTCACGACGTTCTTCGTCATAAAAGTCTTTAAATTCCTTAAAGACATACTTCTTACCACCCTTACTTGTAGCCTTGACACTGCGGTTCAAGAAGGCTTGCAAATAAAGTTTCTTCTCTTCTTGGATAAACCTTTTTGCATAGGCTTTTTGATACAGCCTCAACTCATTCAGCGTCATTCGTCTAGCTTCTAGGAGTGTTGTTTCATACCTAGCCATGCAATTGGTGATTAAATCTTCGTAGGTCTCTTTTGAACTCTTGACGTTTTCTAAGCTTCTTCTTGAGCCTCTAACATTCGTTTGGCTGTTTCTCGTGTCAATGGTTGCTTCTGCAATTGCGAGAAAAATCCTCAAACAAGTTATCCAATCGCCCATTTTCAGCCTCACGTTCAACGAAACGTTCAATCCCTTCTACGGATGGTTTTTGGCGTTCTGTAGCAGTTCCAGCTTGAATGAGGTCTAGCAGAACAAGTGGATTCTTTTGTTGCAAATCAACCACTGCGTGTTGTACACCAAAACCAAACGCTACACCGTTTTGGTTAATTGAGTAGCGCTCGTCAAGTACTCGCAAGAATTCAAACCCAAAATTCAAAGTATAGTCTTTGTCATCAATTGTGATAGTGTTCATGTTTTAAATTTCCTTTCAAAAATAAAAAGCGAGGGAACCCCTCGCTAACTGTTTTAATTATCAATGTCCAGTGATAGCAGTAGTGTCTTGGAAAGTATATTGGATCTCTCTGATTTGCTCGTCAGACAAGGTTGCTTCACCAGCTTGTGGCTTACCTTCAACAGACATCTCAGATTCAATCTCTACGAGCTCTTCAACATTCGCTGGGACTTCCCATGAAGACAAACGACCGATTGCATAGAGTGCCCCGTATTTCCCATTCGTCTTCTTATCAGTCAAATCGATTTCCCAAACTTCGACCTTGTATCCATCGACCACCGACTGTTTCAACATTTCGTTGACTTCGTCCTTAGTCCCGATTGCGTTGATTGACAAGGTTGTTTCTAGACCACCATCAGCAACAACCGCACCATCTTTAGTTTTAGTGGTGTCCGCATCACGGGAATATTCCCACTTATGTTCTGTTTGCAGTGCCAATTTAGCTGCTGCTTTCGTGTCCCCGTATTTACGGAACATCAAGATTTTATTCTTACCTAGCTGTGCTTCTTTTACATTTGTATCAGCCATGCTTTTCCTCCTTAGTAGAATTTGTAATATAAATAAACAATAAAGTGATAAAGCTCTTCGTCAGTGCTGTTATCACGGTTAGAATCAATTGACGACTCATTGACTTCCGCCGAGAAGTGCATCCCATCGATATTCTTGATAGCAAAATAGCTGGACAATAACTGCCCAGCCATATCAGATAACTGTTTACGGTCATCTACTCGTCCCCAAAGATGGACGGTTGACGACAAGCGACCTATTAAGCGTGACTTTGTGGCTCTGGGCAATGTTTGAATTTCGCCCATAACCACGAATGGATAAGATGCGCTGTCTGGTGGAAGGTAAGGGTAAGTAGCGAAACCGAGTCCCTCACTAATTCGAAAGAGTTCGTCATGTAGTAATTGGTCTGGTTGTTTCATATCTACTCCCATTTAGCTAATTCCTCGACCATCCCAGGGACAGTCGCTTCTAACGCAGGAGCCATGAAAGGCTGTGCTGCCATCTTTCGAGTACCTACTTCAAGGTACCCAGAATATTTTGTATGAGCCGTCACAACAGCTCTATCACCCCCAGCTTCAAGAGTAATCGAGCGACGTGTTGCGCCAGTGGTATATTTACCGCTGAATTGTGCCTTGCTAATTGCGTTCTCTTTTAATTTACTGCCGTATTTTTTTAAAACTCGTTGTCGACGTTCTGGATTGGCATTTTTTAGCAAAGATTGGCTCATCTCATCTAGCCCATAAAACGTAAGCGTAGCCATATTACTTCACCGCCTTATTAACGTACAAAACACTCCTTCCAGCTAGATATCCTCTAGCGGTTATTGGAATGTATTTGTTACCACGATACTCAACGGAAGTTACAGCCACTGTCACAGGGCTTCTGAAACGAACAACCAAGCTCGTAGCATTTAGCAAGCCTCCCAGTCTAGCTTGAAGGTCTAAACTTGCACCGGTCACATTGCACTTAACCTCTTTGCGCCACTCTTCCCCTCCGACCATGCGACCTAGGGCGGGATCGTATCGTTTCGGTGTCTTATCGTTTTGATATTTGAGTATCACTGTATCTGTGTATCTCATAGAAACAACACGCTCCCTTCCTTAGACTGTCCGGAGGTTCCAAATGTCCGTTGAAGCATATCATCATAAGGTTTAAATTCGTTCTCATTGTCGTAATAAGACATTGAATGACCATCTACTGTCTCAGCTTTAGCGCCTTCGGCCCCTCGACGATTGAAGCGTTTAATAACGCAATCCTCGAAGATAAAAGAAAAACCATCGTCAATATTGACAACGGCATATTCTGCTTTAAAATGACTAATTACTCTGTTTAGCAATACCCTTAAAAGGTCAATGCTATCGTCGTCATCTTTTGAAATTTCAAGGTCCAGCATGACATTATCTAGGACCTTTTCTCGATCTAATTCAGCCATGCTAGACCTCCTCACTCTTCAGTGTTATCTGTTGCTTTTTTGCGACTTGCTTTTTTCGGTTTCTCTCCAGTTTCAGACTCAAGGAAACCTGCTTCAGCAAGTTCTTCAACACGTTCACCGGCATAATCGTCACCGGCATAGTAAATAATGCCGTCAGTTTTATCCTGAAACGCTTTTAAAACTTTAGTCATAGCTACCTCCTACCAAAAATCAAGCTACTGGAATAACAGTGAGCATATAGCAATCGTCCAAGCGTTCGAAAGAAGGCAGTGCAATCATCGATACTTTGGTTTGGACGTTGACTGGATCAGTTGTTTTAGTAGTTGTAATTGCAATACCTTGGTCGACCACTTCAACTTGTGCTCCTGGAGTGTCTCCAGACTGCAAATCAGATTCTTCTGGCGTTGTACCGAAAACAGTAGACCCCAATGAACCGTTTGGAACCAAAGTCAAATGACCATCTGGATAGAATTTGCTAATCTCTCCTTTGTCATTTCGGTATGTGCCATTCTCTAAGAGAACTGTCACACCGTAGTTGTCCAAAATATACGCTTCAACCTCAGCTTTAGTCACTGTCGTCCCTGAAGCTGCAAGAGGCTTGATGATTTTGACCGTAGATTCTGATTTGCGAATCAAGCTAAATGTTTTGGCATTCATGATAGCAATCTCTGGCATCAAGCCGAGACTTTGAGCTGTTTCGATTGCTTCTTCAAGATCTGCAAGAGGTGTTGCTGCTGCTTGCGTCCAGTCTTTTGCGACTGTCTTCTTGTGGTCATCTTTAACACCATAGTCGATATCGACGTTTTTCCCTTCGTTGACAAACGCAATCTTACCAGTTGCGAGAGCTTGCATGCGCATAGATTCCAAACGAGCACGGGCACCTTGGATAAGTGTCATTTCGTCGTTGAAAATGCCTTGTGTGATAGTCTCAATCAAACCAGTGTTGTTAGATCCAGCGATTAAGTTGAGCTGTTGACGGTCAGCTTCTTTGACCAACATAGCTTCTTTGAAGAATGGCATTTGTTCGTCATGAATTTCAGCGCCCACACGTTCACGAATAGTGACATTAGTGTCGAATGCTGCCGGCTTCAAGACAACCGCACGCCCTGAAGAACCCTTGATGTAAGACAATTTAGTTCCAAGTTGTTTGCGTGCTGGGAAAATACGTTCCCCAAGCGTAGAATCCACATCTAATTGCGATGTGTTGAAATATCCAGCGATATTAGATGCTGTTACCGTGTCATAAATAAGACCCATTAAGCATTGCCTCCTTTTCCTGCAATAAATTTAACGAGTGGCAACGCTGTTTAATAGCGTCGTCAACTGTACCACCGTTACTGCTTCTTTCCAAACCTCACCAGCGTACAAAACAGACACTGTTTTATCAACAGACAAGTCTGCATCGTATAGAACGATTCCTTCTGGTGCCGTCTTGTTCTCTTCTACTGGTTTAGAGCGGTCATCGAAAATTGACCCACCTTTACCAGCTACCAAAGTACCAGCTTTGATATACTTCTTACCGTCTACGTCAACACCAGCAAAGCTTTTATCAACTGTGGCAGTGACAGCTTTGTAAGGCAAAGAACGCAGAATGTTACTTGTGTCAAATACTTTTTTACTGACATAAAACTTCCTTTCTGATTTTCGGCTAGATAATCTTACCAGACGAGCGGACAGCTTTTTGAGCTAAACGTGAGCCGTAATTGTCTGTGTTAGAGATACCATTCGGTGATGCTTGAGGTGCATTTTGTCGAATAGTTTTCTTGACTTCTTCCGCAACTGCATTATTAAATACTGTTTCAAACTCAGTCACTGCTTTTAGTGCATCCTCGGCGTTGCCAGCCATTGCGAATGTCTCAGCCAATGCGCTAGGCAAGCTTTAGCTACCAAATCTTTCTCAACAGCAACAACAAGTTTCTCATGCTCGAAAGCAGCACGTTCCTTCTCAAAACTCTTTTGCTGATCCTCGAACTCTTTTTTGGCTCTATCTTGAGCTGATAGATTGGCATAATCTTTTTCTTTCTGTAAAGCATCGGCTACTGCTTGAGCTGTACGCTCTTGTTCACCCTTATCTCTGTTATTCAAAGCAGTCTGTACCGCTTTGTTAATCATGCTATCTAATTCAGATTGAGAACCAGGCGCTTTGAAGTCGCTCGCAGGGGTTGGATTGTTTCCTTGCCCTTGGTCTTGGCGACTTTCTTGTTGTCCGTTAGTCTCGATAGTGTTATCTTGTTCCATAGTTTCCTCCTACCTAGTCTCGTAAAAAGCACCCTTTCTAAGCCACGATAAGGGCTAGCTACGCCCTCTCTAGTCTTGTCTAGGGTGTTTACCCACGAGCCACGCTAGTATTGTTTATTTAGGGCTTAAATTAGCCCTATGCGCTGACGAGGTCATCGAACCCCCAAGCCCCTTGGCTAGCACGGCTATCAGCGCATAAGAAAAAGCCGTATTGCTACGACTTTTAATTATTTATTTCATTAATCCGGTTATTTTATCTGGATCAGTAAGAGCCATCTTCTACATACACCTCGGCTACCGCACAACGACAGTATGGGTGCATCGGTGGGGCGTTTAGCCCGCTCTCCATCTTATCAACCGGGACGGGTTCTCTCTCAGTATCACGACCAACTTGTTTGCAATAATCGCAAGCTCTCGATTCTGGCATGAGCTTAAAATACTCGAAGCCATTCTCTTTCATGATATCTTGCTGTGCCAAAGTTTGAACTCTAGCATGTTCCGTGATTGCCAATCGTTCAGCGTCAGTGCGAGAGACATCCATGTATTTGCGGATTCTCTGAGCGATGGTTGTGCCGTTCTCCCCTCGAATAAGAGCCCTGGTCACTTCTGTTTTTACCAAATTGCGCAACTGTTCCTGTCTCTTCCAGATACGCTCCGACCATTTAGCACCTTCGAAATTAGCGTTAACAGCCGTCGTCATGTACTTTTCAAGTGTTTTCTTGTTAGGCACCGTCTGATCAAGCAGACTTCCTCTTGCAATTTCGCTCTTATAGCCATTCGTCAGATAATCGTTAGTTAATTGGCGTTCGCCTCAGACAAAACCAACAGTTCAAGTTCTAACTCTTGGATAAGAAGCTCTTGACGGCCAACAGACATAGAAAAATTGTAGTCTCGAAGCTCCTTGTTTGCCTTTGGGCTAAAATCTTTGTCAGCCACATACTGTTTGGCTTTAGCTTCAAAAGCCTTGATATCAAAACTGTCCGCCTTTCGCTTGGCATCGCTGGTAGTTAATCCATTTTTGTCAGCAAAGTTTTGGATATAAGCATCTAGTTCTTTACGTAATTGCGAAAGTTGCAAATTATATAGTGCTTCAAGTTCTTTCTTAAACTCAGCTTCACCCTTTTTATTGCTCGCTTCTCGTTCTTTCTGAGCACGTTCTGACCAGTATGTCATTCATCAGACCTCACAGAATCGCTCGTATGCGTTTCTTCTTCTTCGTCGGTATATTTACCTACTTGCCCGTTAAACTCGCTAGAATACCCCTTAAAATCGATTTTAGATGCCTCTTTATCCACTCTGTCGAGTTCTTCAGCTGGGCTCTCTACCAAACCAGATAAGCTAAGAGCAGTTTCTTGTGACACTTGACCACCAAGGCCAGTCAAAATAGATACTTGCTCGGATAATGATTTCGGCAAATTTGGTGTGAATGTTATTCTCAAGTAAATTTTCATCAAACGCTTTGAATTCTTTTACCAACTCACCAACACGGCTAGCTAAACGATATCGACGCTTCAAACCCTTTGTAAATTGCGATTGAGTCTCAATGCGGTCTTGGTCAAGCCCGAACAGTTTGTACTTCATTGCCTCGCCGGACGTGTTACCTGAAAAGTTCTCATCGGCCATGTCTGGCGTATTGGTAAAAGTATGAATATCTTTATCTAGTCTGGTCTTGTATGCTTCGACACCAGACACATCGTAAGACTTGGTTAGATATTCAGCCTTAACTGTCCCTTCTTTACCGTCTGCGGCCTTCGGTGGAACCAATTGCATTAAGCGTTTAGCTTCATGTCTTCCGGCTTCATATTTGCAGGCAATCGCATATCGCCATAGATGGCAAGGATAGCGTCAGCCATGTCGGACATGTGGTTGGCCGTGTCAGATTCAGCTGAATCATATAAGTCGATTAAATAAAGTTCGGTTTCATAATCGCCAATGCCATCAGTGTTGTTCAAATATTCTGTAATCGGTACAGTGCCAAATGCGTGAGCAGTGACAGAAACCTCTTTTAGATCTTCTGAGTAGTCCAAGACGTGAATATTTGATGAGGTATACACTTCAACGGTTTGATGTGCGTCAGAGAACAAATCAGCACTGTAGTATCTAACTGCTACTAATGAATTGTCTTCGAGCGAATTGTCATAAATAATAAACGTATTAAGAGGGCTTAACTGTTTAATTCGTGTCTGGTCGTCCTCACTTCGATAAATCAGCTCGTAAGCACGTCCAACTTGTGACAAATCCCGGATAAGGTTGCGGTTCAGCGTATCAATGTCATTGTTTCGTCCAATTTCCTTAATAGCTTCGTCGTTTTGCGAACCGCTGACACTATCATCATACTCAACACGAATAGGATTACCAGATAGATATCCCGTCTTAAATTTACTAATCATGCGCCCGTAATTGTGGACGGCACGTTTGTCGGACATCTCTTTATCCTTGCGCCTCCCAGCTTCGAGAACGCTGTGATTATCCCCTCTGGCATAATCAAACAATTCTTGGACTCTTGGACGTTGACGCAACTTGTGATGGTTAATGAAATTCTTGAGCAATGCCCAGTTATCTTTTTTCAAATCATCAACACTTTTAGCACGATATTTTGTGCGTGATTCTCGATGAAATCGCAGATTCAAAACATGCGATTGCCCGGTACTATCGACAAATACTGTCTGTTCCATTCTTTCTCCTTAACTAAACATATCAATCAAATCATCATAGCTTGCTCGCTCTGTGCTGTTAACAACATAGTCTGAATAGAGCGCATATCTCACACTATCCAGCACGTCGTCAAACTCTTTTAACGGCTCGTCTTTCGTGCTGTTCTCTTTCCACCGATACTGGAATATCTCGTCAAAAAAACGAGGCACAAAGTCTCGCTTAACGTATAATTTGCGTTCTTTAAACAACTTAGCGATAAGTTCGATGCCAGCAATCACTGACTTATTAGCATTACTGATATCAAAACCTTCATTGTCAAATCGTGCTACGTGCTCTGGGCGGGCGCTATCAGCATAGAATGGGATGTTACCGTAGATGTCAGTTAGTTTCCTAGCTTGCTCTACCCACCAATCAATTTCTTTGAACTGTGAAGCCACGCCATCAACAAGGTAGTAGTTGCTATCCACTCCTTCACCGACTACCACGATGGATCCGTAGTGGGTATATCCCCAGTCGATGCCACCGAAGTAGCGTCTCATATCTGGCAGTTCATCAACTACATGAATCTTAGTGTCATAATCAGCATAGATAGCGCCTTCAGCAACAGTCCACTTGCCTAAAATATCCCGGTCATAGAACTTACCTTTGGGTGTTGCTGCCTTGATAGAGTCAATGTAGCGTTTTGATAGAAAGGTGTTATCGTCAAGCTTGAAACTGAAATCTATGATCTTGCCGTCATTCTTGCCAATGTAGTCTCGATTCAGCCAATGATTAGGATTGTCTGGGTTGCTATCCCAGACGACACGGGCACCTTCACCAGAACAGCGTGAGATGATTTCTTTGAAAACAATCTCGTTTGCTAACGACGCCTCGTTGACGTAAGCCCCGAACGCTGTAAAACCACGGGCACGCTTAAGCCCAGATATAGAGCCGGTGTAGACTTGGACAACCTTAACTCCGCAAAAAACGAAAGAGCCATGCTTGTCATATTTAGGTTCGAAACCGTATTTATTATAAAGTTCTTGCAACACGTTATTCTGTATCGAAGTCGACGACGTACCCGCTAGGATGTAAATAGGTTCATCTACACCCAAACGGTCTGCAATCTTTCTGACACGGCTTAACTCGGTTACAAACGTATCGTTGTTAACGACGGTTTTGCCTGCTCGTTTAGCACCATGAAGCCCACAAATAAACCAATCATGATTCCAAATGTAGTGCAACACATCTAGTTGCCGTTTGGTGTAGAGCTTAGTCAAGTCCATCGCTCACAGCTCCTTTGATGATATCGAGGAAACCAGCAATTTTCTCATCTTGCCCTTCATCGCCACCGATTTGAGATTTGAGTTTCTCAATCTCAAGTTGCAGTTTCTCAGCTTGTTTAGCAGTCGGATAGCGTTTCAAGATTTCAGTAATTGCCTTGATAACTGTGTTGTTATCGGCTTTTTAGTCACTCGTTCGACTTCACCAGTGACTGGATTCATCATGAGGACTTCTTCATCACGCTTACCCCTTGCAATGTCGGATAGAATGGACAAGGCTTCTTTAGCATCCATGATGTTCTCACTGTGCATTTTCTCAACTTCGGCATCGATATAGCTCTTAATTTCAAGTTTTTTCAAGTTTTGCCCAGCGATTCGCCCAGCTGTCTTCTCGCTATACCCAGCATTAATCGCTGCTTGTGTAGCATTACCTAGCTTGATATACTCGCTAGCAAATAATTTCTGTCGTTGATTTAGCCCAATATGTCCACCTCCTTCATTGCATAATAAAAAGACAACCCACAAAGTGAGCCGTCTCTGAATTTTCTTCGATAATATAATAATACCACTTCAAACAGTTGTTAGACACCGTGAATTAACCGTCAAAATACCGTTATTTCAACGTTCCACAACTAATTTGCCATCTCTATACAATTCTGCAAATGCTAGGATAGCATTATTTAGCAATCCTTGAAAGGCTGTCCTTTCGAATCCGATTGCTTGGGCAATTTGCCAGTTTGTTTTCGGTGGGTATGCCAGATATTTCTCTATCAGTATTCTGCGATAATCTGGACGATATAGCCCACTAACTGCTTGCTCTATGGCTTCTAGCTCGTTCATAGCATCAACACGCCTAACTGCGATATTTTCCACTGGTCTGCTCACTCCGTTGCCACCTCTGGGCATGAATGTGAACTCTTGTGTAATCTTCTGCTCAGCGCTATCGTGTGCTATCTCTCGCCATCTTGGATATTCTCGAAGTTTTCGCTTGCAACCTCTGATAGTTGCTTTTTCATCAATTTCCGGCAATAGCATTGTTCTGTCCTCTTTGGTATAATAGTAGTGTTGACTTCCAAAGAGTGCCGGCCATCGTGTCGGTCTTTTTTTGTTTGGCCCAAAAAAACATTAAGAAGTTTTATAAGGGAAAGATTAATGTATTTGTTTTGGGGTTGTCTCTTGGGCCTTCTATCACCTCCTTTCTAGCCAGCGACACCCAGCAAGATCTTTGGCTTTTGATTAGTAATGCGATATCGATAAGAAAGAGGGTGTTTCACATCCTTTTTTTCTTAAATTTGCTGGGTTTGTTTGAGCAAGGTCTGTCAGCTTGCTCGGTGTTAAAAAGTGTCCAAGCCACTAAAAATCTATATCCATTTTTTAGTGTATTTTTGACAGACAATGGCTGGAAGAGGAATCGAGCCTCTTATACAACCATTCCAGCCTATAGATACAGTGAAATCATTTTTTGGAGATTTTCCTCCTTTGATTTGAAATAATAAAAGAATTATGGAGATTTCTGACCTATATCTACTTGCAGGCATAAGCTTGGATAATCACGCTACCAGTAAGAACGCTTTAGATTTGTAAACAAAGTGTAAAAGGATTCCTCGATTCTATAACTTATTATTTACTGGATTTTGGTAGCATCCACGACCAGTCACGCTTCTGCTTGATTTGAATGAAAAGAAATCAAAAGGCTCCTCTTTTCTAATGTGTATTGACTGGTAATAGCTAGCGAGGAGTCGACCTCACTAGCCTACACGCCTAGCATATAGCTTATACAAGGCTTTTCTTACAGCGATTTATCCATGCCTGTCTTGCCTTTAGTTCGATATTCAAGCATAATGCGGTCAGCATCGTCATCCAATTTATCGGGCCAGTCATAGTTATTGAAAACATAACTAGCAATCTCGCTGAATAGGTCTCTTGACAGTAGCCCCTCCATTTGGATAGCCTTCAATGGCGTTAAAGCAGCTTTCTCCGCATAGCAACAATTGAGGGCGTTTTGGGTTTTGTTAGCTTTCTTCTTATCGCACCCTTTAATATCTCTAATGTACTTGTTTAGGTCGTTAGGGTGTTCCTTGCGTAGCTCTTCCACTTCCTCACGGAATCGCTTAAACAAGTCCTCTGGCAGTCCTGCGTTGGTTTTATCCAAGAGCGGGCGCGTGGTTTTCCCTCTAGTGTAGTGTTGTGCCAGATACGCTTTAAGGTCTCTATATAACTCGTCTGAAATGATGCCTTCCAATCTATCAACTGTTTGAGGTGAGATTCTCTGGCGTTCAACGACTGCACTGTTGAGTGCTTGCAAAATGATAATCGCTTGTTTCTCACTGCACTGTCTCACTTTTTGGAAATATTGCTTGTAATCTCTTAGATGTGCTAGTTTTAGTGCTACACGCTCACTGACTAACCGTTGATGTAATTCCTTGGTCAGTCCTGCATATTGGTATTTGGTCATGAGTTCACCTCTGCCAATCCTGGATTAGTGTAGATGTTGCCGATGATTTCAACTTCAAAAATATCCGTGTTAAACAAATCATATAAGGGAGTTTCTTCAACCTTTCTTTTAACTTCCTTAGAAACAAACATCGCCTTGTCTTCGTTAAAAGATACAACTTCCAACCAGCTTGATAGGTTGGTTACTTTTAAAACATCCCCCTCAAAGATTTCTCTCTCGTTTTTATCTCTGAGCCCGGTTGATTGCATCAAAACGATGTCATCGAAATTGTAGTAGTCTAAATCTCGACTATCTGGCAATCCTTGCTCAAAATAGATTGTTTGCACACAAATACTCTTATCCTCGAAATTGATAGCAATAATATCGTCAGCTTCGTACATTTCTTTTGTAGCTTTGTTCCATGCTCTAAATCTTGGAATCATTGCCCACGCCCCCTTAGATAGCTAGGGATATCATCCCCAACATTTACGCTGTCGTACTGTTCCTTGCTTACAAGGAACTTCCCGTAAGCCCCGCAATCAATCGTGTAGAGCTTTCCGACCATAGATTTGCCGGTAACCTTGCCGTGTAGCTCCACTGCATTGTCTGCCTTGTGGATTACCACTGTCTCGATAGGACGGTTGACCACTCGCGACACTGTAATCACGTTAATGGCTAGTGAAACTAGTAGTAAATCGTCGCTATCGTTAAATCTTTATGCTTCATAGATACCTCGCTATTTCTTTGATAACGTTGACAGTCACACTATTTCCTGCCTGTTTATAGAGTTGACTGTTAGAATTGACTTCTTGAGCCTTGTCAAACGCCCAATCTGGAAAACCTTGCAATCTCCAACACTCTCTAGGCGTTAGCTTTCTGATTCTGAAGTTAGGCATCACCACGCCTTGACTATCACCAGTTACTAGCGTGTTAGCGATGCCCTCACCAACTCGACCTCTACGAGTTTTAGAGTTCGGATGTGCTAGATTGACACTATCCCCCACAGTTGCTTCAGCGTAGCCTTTTTTTGTGGCTTCACGCACACGGATTTTAGGCTGTCTACCACCACCTTGCATCGTATTTAGCGTTGGGGAAATACCTTTGGGGTCATAGACTCTGCCATTTTGCTCGTATGATCCAGGGAGGTTGCCAGCTACCAATATCTTAAGAGGGTCTTTTTGCGTGGTAGTGCTACACAAAGTAGGTGCTAGTGAATCAACCGAAACCACATCGCCACTCTGAGACTTGCCTTTTTTTCTGATATTCCCAACCTTATTATTTTGGTTGCTCACAATCAATCGTGCACATTCCTCCGATAGGAAAAACTTTTCGTCCACGTTCTCCTCTAAGATGTCCGATAGCAAACACACGTTCCCTGTTTTGTGGTACTCCGAAATCTTTGCTGTTAAGCACTTGCCATTCCACATCATACCCGAGTTCATCCAACGCTGAGAGGATTGTCTCAAATGTATTTCCTTTGTCGTGGTTGAGGAGTCCTTTGACATTTTCAAGGAATAGATACTTAGGTTTGAGAATAGCGGCGAACCTTGCGATTTCAAAAAAGAGAGTTCCTCTAGTATCTTCGAATCCTCGTCTAGCTCCAGCAATGCTGAAAGCTTGGCACGGAAATCCTCCGCATATAACGTCAACGTGTCCGATGTTTCTGATCTCTTCATCTGTGACTGTGGTAATGTCATGTAGTTCTATTTCTCCCTCCGTGTTGTGAATTGCTTTATAGCTCGCCCTAGCGAACTTGTCAATTTCGCAGAATGCCACGCACTCATGCCCTGCCGATTCCATTCCTAGCCTGAATCCGCCAATGCCTGCGAATAGATCAATGAATTTCACAAATCTTCCTCCTTGACGAAAGTTCCATTTATCATTTTTCCCTTTCTATTTTTAATCTCTTCATACGCAATACCGAGACATTCAGTGACATCAAGGTCTAATTGATGTGCTAGCACGATAATCGTTACTAGCGTGTCACCGATTGCATCCTTGAGTGCTGCTTGTGGTTCTGTGAATTTCGTTGGTTTCAAGAGACATCCCGAATTTCTCCGACCTCCTCCGTGATTCGCATCCACTGAATCTTTGGGTCAGCTTGTTTTAAATTTCGCTCGTCTGCCCAGCGGTTGATTTTAGTAATCAGATTATTCATCCGTTACCTCCGCATTCTCGATTTCAAATTCGACATTTTCTAGCACTAAATTATTTTGAAAATCTATGAAAGCTTCGATTGCGTCTGCATCTTCGGGACTGTATATAGACACTTCCTCAAGAAAATCGTAAATATCTGTGGTGCAAACGCCATACTCTGTACGCTCGTGAGTTATTTCTGCTTCCAGAACGTCGTAACATGCAGTGTAGCTAATTTCGTTAGTAGTGTATTTATAATTTTTAATCTTCATCACTCCACCTCTTTCACTTCAACGCCTGGGCAATCAAACACCCAGCCAAAGCCGTTCGCTTCTAGCTCTGTTCTCGTAAAACTTCCACCCTCACTATATTGAGTCCCTGTAAACTGTGGCGTTAATTCCTCGTTGTTTAAGTAATATTTGCCTAGATATTGCCCTAAACGGCCTTTAATTTTAACCGTGTACCTAGCCTCTTTCTCGACCTCGTAGCCAAACTGGTGCATATTGACGATAGTAGTGATGGCTTCGTTCTTGCCAGTATGGTACATCCAGTATTTGAACTCGTCCCATTTCGTATCAGCCCAGCTTGTAAGATATGCCCAAATATCCTCATTTAAGTCATTCTTATGTTCCTCATACCAATCCGCCACGTATTGCGGCACCACTGGTTTCTCGAAGAACGAGTCATATAGGTCTTCTGCGTAAGATACAGAACCACCAGATATCCTTGATATTGTCCGCACTGCTTCTTCTCGATTTACTGCTTCTTGTCTATCCATTGTTTTCTCCCTCTAGCAAAATCTTTTCTAACTGCTCAATCGTTTCGGTTCTTACATAAATCCGATTTGTCCCGTCTGCGAACGGCGTTTTTACAAAAATGATATTAGGGCCAATAGAGATGTGCCCGATATCATCGACATTTAAAATTGTGTCCATATCAATTCCTTGTGCGATGTTTGTAACTCTAATAAATTTAGCCATTACTAACCTCCTTTAACTCCACTTCATGGCACTTGCTACCGCCATACTTAGCACCTTGTCTGTGAAACTCGTTCAGTGCCTTATTCTTGTCCTTGTATTGAATACGTTGGTATAGCTTGCCATTCTCAAATACTGATACCGCCCAACTCATTTCATGCTCCTTAATTCCCATAGTTATCGGTTCCGACCCTTCTCTGAAAACCTTTGCCGGATTCTTTGCTATAAATCGTCTTAACCATTGCATAGCTCGACCATCTTTCTTAACAAGCCTTCATCCGGTAACTGCTCCAGTGTCAGAATACGATTGAGCTTTTTAATGTCGATACCTAGCTTAACGCTGATAAGCTCCATGCCCTTACGATTAGACCAAAACCACCTTGAAAATTCTTGTGTCTGATCTAATACGCTAGTATGCCCATAGTTGCCCGGTGCGTATACACCAACAAGCTTGTCTTTATATTTGCTATTCATTCAAGCTCCTTCGATATCTAACACAATCTTAAATTTCCCAGATTCACCACTTAGCCCGCCATACTGAAACGACATCATTTTGATAACTTCGTGATTGTCGTCTGGCCACAAATTGGCATCCGTCAAGCCGTCTATAAGGGCTTTAACAGTAGGATATAGGTTAGGTGGGTCTAATCTTCGTCTGGTTGGTGCATAAACCGTGACAAGCACTTTACAAGGCTTATCTGGCTATATACCGGCTTAATGTTAAGTCCTGCTTCTGCTCTTGCTATCAATCGCAGTTTCTTGACCATTCGGCCCTCTGCTTGATAGTGAAATCTGTCGTTACTGTTGATAACTAGATTTTGAGCAGGTTTAGCTTTTGACCTTGGTAATAGAAATTCTAATTTCATAGTTCACCCAACTAGAATGGCAGCATGTCATCCGTGATGTCCATTGGGTTACTGTTCCCGTACGGACCGTTATCTCTCGCAAAGTTTGGCCCTTGCTGTTGCGGTGCTTGCTGACCATAAGGCCCAGCATAGCCACCGTTATCATTGCCAAACGCTCCCGATGTGTTGCCTTGAGTTGCGCTACTGCCTTCACGCGCCGCACGGCTTTCCAACATTTGAAAGTTCTCAGCGACCACCTCAGTGACATACACCCGTTGACCTTGCTGATTCTCATAGCTACGGGTCTGAATGCGCCCAGTGATCCCAATCAAAGCGCCTTTTTTAGCCCAGTTAGCCAAATTCTCAGCTTGCTGACGCCAGATAACGCAGTTGATAAAGTCCGTTTCACGTTCGCCGTTAGCATCCTTGAAGTTGCGGTTAACAGCTAGGCTGAAAGACGCCACTGCGACATTGTTACCTGTATATTTAAGTTCGGGTCACGAGTTAAGCGCC